GAGATCGCCTCTCCCCCGGTATCCATGCTTGCTAAGGAATGTGTAGGGTTCGGCCGGTCCCAACGAGCCAAGGCCGTAGCCCGAAGCTGAATCATAGGAGGGAGTGGTGTCCCTAACATACGGCCACTCGGGATCTTCTCCGGGCACATAGTCTTCCGGTGGGTACTCCATCTCGTAAGAACGATCCGGCATGCCAGAAGCGTCATAAGCGTAGCTCCGGCGCGGAGGAGGGGGCTCCCACACGGGAGGCGGCATCGAACCAGCGGCTCCCGCAACGCCTATCAAAGCTGGCTTCGCTATTTCACCGAGCCCGATCTCGCCAGCCTTCGAGGCTTCCCATTCAAACGGAGATATTTTCTCCATGCCCCTCCCAAGATTCCCCAACGCATCATCTTGCCAAGTGTGACGACCTATATTACGTGTCACCTCTTGTGGACTGTATGGGGTAGCTCCTCCCGGGGGTCTCAATGCTGGATCAAGAACCCCCGGGTCATTCCGTGCGAGATCGAGAATCTCTGGGCTCATAGGAGTAGTTCCATCGGCATAGAATGCCGGAAATTCCGAGCTTGCAATAACGTCAGAATACCCCCCGGCCCCGGGATCAACGGGGCCGTAAGCATGATGACCCTGCATCCCGTACTGCTCCATTAATGCTGGATCATATACCTTTACCCCCTGCTCCAACGCACCCGACATTTCAGGTCTGAACATCCCCGTTGCGGCTGCATTCTCAGCAGCTTGAGCAGCGGCCAATTGAGCCGGGGCATCTGCTTGCGCGAGCAACGCTGTCGATGGATTTAATGCGCCGGGGCCACCCGCCGCCCCTATGGTTGACAAAGCGCTAGCCTCTCCTGCTGGCAACGTCACTCCTGCGGAGCCCACGTCAGCAGCCAACCCCGCAGTGGCATATGTACCAACGCCAGCCATAAACGCACGCCCGAGATCAACTGGTCGATCCGCAATAACATCTCCACCCAAACTTCCGCCAGCCGCCGCTGCGGCGGCAACTAACGGCCCTGCGCCCATAGCGGTCGCAGCGATCCCCGCAATCATAGGAAGAAGCGACGTGAAGTCGAACATCTCGGGGAGGCCAGTCTGGGGATTGATCGTCATCCGAGCACTGCGAAGACCTCCGATGCCGGATTGCCCAAGCTGGTTCAGCGCCCCGACTTCTTCGGGGTTCATGTGAACCAGCATATTGTCGCCACCGCGACCGGCGTTCTGTAATGTCGCAGCCTCTCCGACAAGGCCGCCCTGCTGCATCACGACGGGCTCCAGTACGTCACCACGGGGCGGTGCTTCCACAGCCATTGGTCCCACTACATTCGGGTTCGCCATGATTGCGTTAAGACCCGGAACAGACATTCTTTCGATTGGCATCGAACTCTCCTAACTTATTGACACGGTCACGGTGCCGACCTCGCCAGTGCCCAGCGTCGTTCCCGAGAAGGCATCAGTTGACCGCACAATCCTTAATGTTCCCTCGTCATCGAAAACATCCCCGACACGGAGACCGCCCCCGTTTGTCGGAAGTTGCGTCAGAGCCATGGTGGAGGCCCTTACATAACCCGGCTCCATATTCTGCCGGAGATAAATTTGCAAAACGGAAATCAATCTATCCAGATACCTCGCATCATACTCCGTAGGAGGAAGAGGCAATACCGGATAGAGTTGTTTATCCGCCACTATCTTCTCCCGTCGGGCTTCACCTCTATGCGAGGAGCGCCCAACCGCCAGTGGATGCCGCTTCCTGAAGACTCAATTCGGAACGCCATCGCCCGGCCCCTCAACCTGATAAACGCTTGCGTCGTGAACTGCTCGACATCGACAACCTGCGAGGCCGTGATCGATCCAGATCCAGATGTTCCATAATCCTCGCCGGGGAAGTTGCGAGGCTTCAGGGTCATCGTCGCAACGGGGGCATCGTTTGTCGAACCAATGAAACTAAGATCGGGGATTATTCTCCTGACGAACTGGAAGTTGTCGCCGTCTCCCAACCCGAAATCGGCACTCTCGATGTAGGCAGTGATGGCGCTGGCAGGAGTGGTCGAGCCGTCATCGAAGCCCTTCTCCTGATAGTAGAGATACTGGTCTCCAGAGTTTGCCGCTATCGGATAGTCTCTCGTCGTGCGATCAGCCCAAGCGGTTCGCGTCAGGCCCCCGAAATACCAAGCCTTCTCTTCTGCGTTATAAGCCACATACCTGTCTATCTCAGTTGCATCGTCCGACACGTAGAACCAGATGATCTCATTGAACTGACTGTTGGTGCAGGCAAAGATCTTCCCGCGCTCTTCAAGGTTGATGTCATCAAACACATAGGATCTGACCGTGCATGGCAGCGTCTGCGTGCGGCCATCGTAGAGATAAAAGTTATTCGAGCCCATCCACATCGTCGTATCGTTCAGGGTTGCCATGGCCCGTGGCGAAGCCAACGTAGTTGTGCCCGTAACAACGGTCTGGCCAAAGGTGAAGGGAGGGCCGATATACCGCAGGGAATGCAGACTCATATCCGTCCACACAAGGATTTCCTGCCTCGTCTCATGGGAAGCTATGATTTCCGACCCGTTGTTGAGACGGATATCGCCAGCCGTATTGGTGGCTGTCGGCGTCCAGTCGATCAGGCTTTCTTGGTCCCCCCATCTGATCAAGAGCTTGTCTTGAGTGGAGCTACCAATTTCATTGCAGCCGAACGCCAGAACATGCCGGTCATTATTGGAGACCATCACCTGCCTGCTGATTGTCGGGCAACCCGACGATCCGCTCAAGCTGGTCAGATTAACACCCCTCGCATTCAGGCCTGTCGATTTGTCCCAATAATATATTGCGCTGTCCCTGTCATTATAGAGAAGATCTTCTCCGAAATTGTCCTGAGACCAAAGCCGCAGGGACTGAGACGCGCCAATAGCGGTCGCCGCAGAGGCCCCCCATCCGATGAAAGAGTGTGCTTCCTTTACGGAGGCTCCGCTGCTACCAGTCGCTACCGTGGTGCCGCGAACTTCTCGAATCGCGCTTGTCAGATCGTTACTGGACTTCGCAGTGTAGGTTATCAGTTCTTCGCCAATAAGTATTAACCCGACATATGTTACTGCCGCCGATGACGAATGAGACGCAGCCGTTGTTCCATCCGCGCCCCTCGTTAAATCACTGACCACATCGGTCGTGGTATCACGACTGCCGTAGATAACTCTTTCACTGCCTACGAGAAAGGTTCCCTCATTGGGGAAAGAGGAAACATCCGCGAATGAAGCGCTCGCATCCGAGGAAGCAAAAGCGGCAGACAGGGTTGTCGATGCCGTTTCAAAATCTGAAGCACTTGTCAGGGGAATAGTCGTGACGGAAGTATTGATGCCCGACGCGAGAGTGGTCTCGGAATAATCAACCGTGAGACCACCGTAAAGTCCAGCGCCAAAACCGACACCACCCACCGAAACATCGAGACCCGTGTTGATCTCATAACGCACGACAACCGCTGAACCCCCACCAGTCGCATCACCGGAAGTGGCAGACCCAGCAGTGGTAATTATATAAGAATTGGAATCCACCAGAGTTGTGATCTGATGGGTAGTGTTGATCTGTACAGCAGTTATGTCATCAACAGTAGTGGCCCCGCTGAATGTGACGAAATCGTTTACCACAGCTCCATGGGCAGCATGGGTAACAGTGAGTTCGCCGCTCGAAGCATCGCCCGTTTTCAACGGATTGGCACCGAGGGTGATCTCGCCCGTGCGATATGGCGTGATATTGTAGAGAGCGCCACCCTGTTCGACATAGTATCGCTGGGCAGTCCCAACCGCCATGTAGTCGCTTCCGTCCAAAGCATTCCAGTTGAACAGCGCACGGCATTCCCCGGCATATGTTGAAGATGTCAGCCTTGTCCAGCCGCCGATCTTTTCGGGCATCCCGTTACGGAACCTGATCTTATCGCAGTCGAACCAGTTGCCATCTCCAGCATATCGGGTGAGGTCTCGGACCACACCGGGCCTAAACTGGAGCTTCTGGAGTGCCATCAGTCTTCACCAAGCTCCGGCCAACGCGGCAAAATAGAAACTGGCCTTACCCAGTCAGAGGTCTGCATCAATTCCTGCACTTCGGAATGATCTGTCTCCGTATATGTTTTGAGAACTGCCGAACTCCAAGATTGCGCTGCCTTCCAAGCAGGAGTTCCCTCTGTCACCTTGACGATAGCACGGGTGCCTGAGTTATTTAGATAGATGCTCAAGTTATTCTTAGGATGTGTTTCTACATGCTTCGCACTGCACGCTCCTTCAATTACATCTCTCCAACTTGAATGTGATGTATCAATCAAGAGCCAGTAAAAGCTAACTATCTTATCTGGTGCTATTCTAGGCATATCAATCACTCGGGTTTGTACTTGCAAGGGCAAGCGCGCCAGTAATAGTTACATCACCGCCCGTGCCCAGATTATTGTCGAAGTCTGTTGCAGCACCCCCCGCACCAACATGGAAGAAAGCAATAGGAGCCGTGCCTGTAGGAGTTGAACCATCTGATCCGAGATCGACCGGCTTGCCATCGGCGTCGATAAATTTACGGCGATTTGCCGTGACAGAGAAATCAAGAAACTGGTCGGGTGCCCAATAGAAATCGGCCATATCACCGTTGAATTTCTCTCCAGTCCCAGCGGAGGCCCCAATGAAGTGATCGGATGCGGTAAGATCAGCTGTGAAAGCTGAATTATTATCGGCAATAACAACATTATCATCAACATCTGTAATATAAAAATATGTCTTTTTATTTCCAGCACTGTAATCAGTGTCGAAAGATGCTAGAAGGTGACGCCAAGTTGAACCCGCCGTATAGGCGGTGCTTGATCCAAACCCTATAACATTGGTCGTGGCGGTATTGTATATCCACCATGTAAATTTATTATCGGGCTGCATATCCATAACATAAAGTCCACCGGGATCTGCCATGTAGCGCCTATTTGAACCGTCACCACCATTTATACGAAACCAGAGAGATAAAATCCCTTGGGACGAATCAGCACTGCCAGTCCAATCCGCTCCTCGGGACATGTAGTCATTGGTGCCATCGAAAACGACACCTAACGTGACATAAGAAGGTGCTGTAGCAATACCACCAAAACCTAATATTTGATATCCAAAAGACATTCGTGCTTACCTCTTACGTGTCGTTTACGGCACTCGTAGTGAAGAAGACTTTAATACCCAAAAGACGAGCATCGCCGGATTGATCATCGGCTGAAACATCCCTGTTTATTTGGAAGAAACACAGGTCGCTGGCAGCAGGGGAACCGGCAATTGTAACTGCCCCACTTTCAGCAGACACCATTAAGTCATTTGAAGTGCCACTAAAAGCTAACGCCGTAGTGGCTACAAGAGTGCCGAATGCAGTATTAATGGAATCATCATTAGATACTGCGATACCACCCACCTGCCATGCAACTGTGCCTGTATTTGTTCCTGTAACAGTCCAAAATGGCTGATAAGTGACCGTGCTTCCATTCCATGACTTAGGGTAAGCAACTGCGAATTGTGCAAATTCGTCCGAACTAGCATCAAAATCTAGACACTTTAGATCTGGTCTAAGAGCAGTTGTTTCAACTTGTGTGAGATCCGCGCATCCATTAGTGGAACTAGGATACATGGAGGCAGCGGGAACCCAGATTGTTTGTTTTCCAACCTGTGATAAAAGATTTCCGCCTGCTGTTGCCGTCCCAGTAACAACTAAATTATCTGCAACTGTCGTTTCGGAAGTTCCATGTCCTATTGTAATTGCAATACCAGATGTTTCTGTAGCAATCTTTAAAGCACCCTCGGAATTTGTAATATAAGAATCAGTGCCATCGTGGTAAGCCTGAAGATCTCCGCCAGTCCCCCATTCCGCTTTTGCATCGTCGGGAAAACGCAAGTCATCCGTCCCCGTGGGAACGCCACAGACTTCTCCGTCCGCATCATTCTTGAGCGTAATGTCGTTGGTCGAGCCTTGCCCCGTAATAATAATGCCTTCGACGCTTGTATAACCGATAGCTGCACTATCACTGGCGGCTGTGTCGCCATCCGCATTGAGTGTAGCCGCCGTTAAATCTCCAACCACATCGACGTTCGTCGCACCCGTCGCAATCGTAATAACATCAGTGTCGGCGTCATTCTTGATCGTCACGTCGTTGGTCGAGCCTTGGCCTGTGAGAATGAGGCCCTCGGCGCTGGTATAGCCAATCGCTGCGCTATCCGATGCGGCAGTATCACCAGCAGGCTCAACGGTTCCGGTAGCCGTGACATTCCCCGTCACCGCAACACCGCCACCAGCCGTCAGTGCCCCGTCAATCGCGGCAGCACCTGTCACTTCTAAGGTGGTGATTTCCAGATTCGCCAACACGCCAGACACGGCAGCACCAGATCCGGCACCGTCGCTTCGGATAAGAGCCTGTTTGCCGTTTTGCAGGGTAAAGTTCGCGCCAGCCCCTTGGGAAAATATCAGACTGCGGGAAGCACTGAGACCGTTCTCGACAAAGATCAGCTTCTCCTGATCATTCGGAGAAAAGGTGACAGTGCAGTTTCCCCCGAGATCACCCCCGTCAACATACTTGATGGCCTTGTTCATGCCATCGGTAATGGCACCATCAGTGGTGGTGAGGGTAACCGAGGTGCTTCCAGCAGTAATGGAGACAAACCCGGATACTAGCGTGTCGACAATATCCATGTTCGTGTTGACGGTCGCGCCCCATGTGCCCGACTGTTCGCCACTACCGGGTTTTTCAATTCCAGAATTCGTGGTGTATGTTGATGCCATGTCCTTTACCTATGCTGCCATTTCTTCCCAGTCGGGGGTCTGACTTGTACTGATCGTACTCCAGCTTGGAGTTTGACCCGTGTCGATTAACGCCCAAACATTAACGCCGCTACCAATGCCGGTTGCTGCCAAGCCAGTGACCTCAATGGCCTGACTCACCCCTATCTGCCCGACGCCTCCCGTTCCGGCAAGCCCCGTAACACTAAGAGCGGCCCCACCCGTAGCAGTGACGGAGCCGACGCTACCCGTCCCCGCGACGCCTGTCGCTGACACGGTTGCTGTTGCAGAAGCGGTAGCGGAACCAACGCTACCTGTCCCCGCAACGCCCGTAACGGAAACATCAATTGCCACACTCGCCGTGACGGAGCCAACGGCACCCGTTCCGGCAACGCCCGTAACTTCAACGGGAAGGGGATCATCCCAAGCCCCGCTGCTCCATGCCCCCCGTGACCAACCGGCAATAATCGCCATGACTTACTCAGGCAATACGGATGATTGCGTTGCTCGCGTCTGCCGCAGGAAACTGAACCGTGAAATCACCGGCAGTGGAGGCCTTGTCTGCCCCGAAATCCAGAACCAGACAGGTCGGATCTCCACTGGCTGTATCATTATACAGCAAAGCACCACGGGCAGTGATCGTAGCGCTGCTCCATGTCGTGTCGGCGAAATCGGTTAGAGCGGTCGTACCACTCGTTGTCGGGTCAACTCTTGTTAATGAGTTCCCCTTCGCGGTGTAGTTGGTGCCGCTCACCTCATTGGTCGAAGTGTATGCAGTGGTCGCGGCAGTAAAGGTAGCGCTATTCGTGTAGAGAGCGAGCCTGAACGTGTCGCCGCCACTGTTCAGGAAGTCGTGCTTCGCCTCCAGCAACTCCTTCTTGAAGCTCGTACACATAAAGTTTCCGTCAAAAGCCATATCAGGCCCTCCTCAGCAAATCAGTTAATTCCTCATAGCCCCCCTTGGAGACTATCTGGACACAACGGTCCCTTTCCGAACGCATTGCCTCCTCGACATAGTGATGAACAACCACCGCTATGCGCTCTCTAAACTCCTCTGCCTGTTGCTGTATGGCGGGAGGAGCGCCCGCACTAACATACATAATTTTTCGACAGCACAATTCCGTGATCTGTTCTGCCGACAAGCCTCCGTTCTGGCTCGTCTCGACCACCACGGGCTTGATCGCAGAGGCCTTTAGTTCGATCACCTAGCGGCACCCGTCGCTATCATCGCGGGGTCGTTCCTGTATAGATCCCTCTGATCATCGACCTGCCCGACTTTCTGTATCCCCTGCAATGCCGACCTGTAGCGGCTTTCATACAGGTTCATCAGATCCGCCTCCCCCTTCATAAAAGTGTAGGCCTCGACCAAGCACCCGTACAGAAGAACGGTGGACGCATTGTCGCCGATCCAAGTCGTGGTGGTGGAACTGGATATCTGCGCTGGCTTGGACTTGTAGTGAAGTTCCGTGACGTAGGAGGCGTCAGGCTTCGGAGCCAGAATGAAAGACGTGTCATTGAAATGCCCATAGTAACGGGGGGAGCCAGTCGAATCCGTATCCGGCGAGAACTCCCGCATAAAGGAAACATTCTTCGGGAGGAGATAGGTGTAGACATTGTCGCTGTCGATGGCGGCAAGAGAGAACGCGGTTAGAAAATCCGTCGGCTTCGTCAGATACGAATTTCCGCTCGTAATGGAGCCCGTAACATTCTTATGGAAAACGGGAAGATCTACATCGAAGAGAATTCT